GATTTATATGAAGAACAAATACAACGCAAAGAAGCAAATTTACAAAGGGATAAAGTTTGATTCAAAAAAAGAATTAGCTAGGTATTTAATATTGGAACAGATGCAAAATAAAAATTATATTACGAATTTAGAAATACACCCAGTCTTTCCATTGATGGTAAATGGTAAAAAGATTGGTAGATATACTGCTGATTTTAGATATAATAATAATAAGGGAGAGGTTGTAATTGAAGATGTAAAATCAAAAGCAACCATAACAAGAGATTATAGGCTTCGTAAAAAGATATTAGAAACCTATAATCCACCAATTTATATAACGGAGGTATTGTGAGTTGGTCAGCACTTGAATGGGCAAGTAAACAAAAGGTTGGTAGCTCACCTAGAAAATTTGTTTTAGTTACATTGGCAAATTTTTGTGATGACGAAAACAAATGTTTTCCAAGTATAAAAACAATAATTAAAATGACAGAATTATCTGAATCTACTGTAAAAAGATGTATTAAAGATTTAATTGATGCCAAATTAATTTTAAAACAAGAACGATTTGAAAATTTATCTGGAGAAATAACAAGACAAACAAGTAATATGTATTATTTACAGGTTGATACCCATGGGGTTCAGAGTGATACCCACCCCAGTATCACCATGAAACCCCATATAACCACTAATAAAGAACCAAATATATATACTAAAGATTTTGATGATTGGTGGAATGTATATCCAAGAAAAGCAGGTTCAAAGAATAAAGCATTTACTATCTATAAAAAAATAATTGATAAAGAGATTGATAAGGACGAGTTATATTCTAAAACTATTAAGTATAAACAAAGTGTTCATGGCACAGAACAAAGGTTTATACCTCACCCAACCACATGGTTAAATGGGAAAAGGTGGGAAATTATAGAGGAGAAAGATACAAGAATAAACCTAAATCAATTAGTGGGGTAAAAGATGCATATTAAAGAACAATTACTAAATGAAGGCATAAGAATAGAAAGATACGGACAGACAAAAACAGTTTGTCCCAAATGTTCACATACAAGAAGAAATACAACAGAACCTTGTTTATCAATAAATGTAGAACATGACATTGCAGTATGGCATTGCCATCATTGTGATTGGAAAGGCTCTGTATACGATAAACAACAAAAAGATTATGTAGTAAAGAAAGAACCAAAGAAAGAAAATGTTGTACCATTTGTGCCAGATAATAAAAAACTATCTGAAGAAGCAAGAGATTGGCTTAAAAAACGAGGTATATCATCACAAATTGCAATAGATATGGGATTATATACATCAAATGAAAAACTTTGTTTTCCTTATTTACATGATGGAAAAACTGTAAATATAAAATTTAGAACAAAAGATAAAAGATTTCATCAATCTAAAGATGCATTAAAAACATTATATAATGTAGACAATGTATCTAAACATTGGGAAAAGAACCAAGATGTAAAAAAACAGATAATATTTGTAGAAGGTGAAATGGACGTTTTAACAATGGTAGAATGTGGTTTTACAAATACAGTTTCATTGCCAGATGGTGCACCTAAAACAGCCAAATTTGATGAAAGAGATAAAAGGTTTTCTGCCTTTGAACAATCCCCATGGATATTTGATGCTGAAGAGGTAATTATAGCGACCGATAATGATGAGGCAGGTAAGGCTCTTTCGCTTGAGATTATTCACCGTTTCGGCAGGGATATATGTAAAATTGTCCATTTTCCTTTATACAATGATAGTTCATCAGAAGAATTGAAGCAAATAAAAGATGCGAATGAATGTCTTGTTACATTTGGTAAAGAAAAATTATTTGAATGTATTTATGGTGCAAAAGAATTTCCAATAGAAGATTTGCATTCAGCATCTGAATATAAAGATGAAATACAAAATATTTATGATGGCAATGTACAACGAGCAATTTCAACTGGTTTTGAGAAATTAGACGAAATATATAAAATTATGCCATCTACATTTAATTTAATAACAGGCATACCTAATCATGGCAAAAGTAATTTTCTTGACCAAATATTAATGAATTTGGCAGAATCACAAAATTGGAAGTTTTTAATTTATTCACCAGAACATTCTACAAAAAACCATTTAAGAAGATTGCTTGAAAAAAGATGCAGAAAGCCATTTGATATTGGTGTTTATGAAAGAATAACACAGGAAGAATTAAATGCAGGTTTAGATTATTTAGATGTACATTTTAAGTTTCTTGAGGTTAGTGAAGATTTACCTACGATTGATTATATACTTAAAAAGGCAAAAGCCTCTAAACAGAGGTATGGAATTAAAGGTTTGGTCATAGACCCTTTCAATCAAATTTCTGCAGACAGAGAGGGAAATAAACGAGAAGATGAGCATATTCGTGATATCATTGCTAAATGCCAACAATTTGCAAGAAACCATGATGTAATTGTATTTATGGTTGCACACCCACATAAACTACATAGAAACGATGCAGGTATAATACCACCACCAGACCTTTATCAAGTTAGTGGTTCTGCACATTGGGCGAATATGTGTGATGTAGGATTAGTTATACATAGAGATTTTGAAAACAATACAACCAAAATAATTACAAGAAAAATTAGAGAACAAGGTGTATACGGAGAGATTGGACAAAGAGAATTTGCATTTAATTATAGGACACGATGTTATGAGTAGAGTAATTAAGTATACTATAAATATAAAACCTCCATATAATAAATCACTTCAATGTAATAAATGTAATGAATATGTATGGTTTCCATTTTGGGGTTATGGATTTAAATCTAAATGTAATTGTAAAAGGTTAGCTAAATATGAATAAAACAATGCACGATATATTTGATAATGGTTTAACAAAAGAAGAACAGGCAATTGTTGACCAAAAGTATGAGGAATTAATGTTACAGGTAAAAAAGATTGATTATAAATTATATAAAAAAATGCAATCAGAGGTTACAACATATGAAAAATTTATGGAAATCAAAGAGTTAGAAGAAAAAGGTTACGCAGTAGATAAAGATAATCAGCTTACATTAATTTAGGAGTATACAATGAAAGTAGAGATGATAGATATTGAAAAGATAAAACCTTACGAAAATAATCCTCGTAAAAATCAAAATGCAGAAAAAATAGCTAAATCATTAGAAAAATATGGTTGGAGACAACCTATCGTTGTTGATAAAGACTATGTAGTAATTGTAGGGCATACAAGATTAATGGGTGCTGAGTATCTTAAAATGAAAAAAGTACCAGTTCATATTGCACATGACATGAAAGAAGAACAAGTTAAAGCCTATAGAATAGCCGATAACAGATTATCTGAAGATAGTACTTGGGATTACGAATTATTAAAATTTGAAATGGATATGTTAAGTGATTTAGGTTTTGATTTAGATAATCTAGGTTTTGACCAACAAGAACTTGAAACAATTGTTTTTCAACCAGACCATAATTCAAGGGATTGGCTTGATACAGAAGAACATTGGCAAGATATGCCTAGTTTTGACCATGAAGACCAATCGCCTTATAAATCATTAACTATAAATTTTGTTAATAAAGATGCTGTTGATAAATTCTTTCAGTTAATTAAGCAAGATTACACAGATAAAACAAAATATATTTGGTACCCTAAAATAGAAAAGAATGTAATTAAAGATAAAGTTTATGAGAAATAACATGGACGATAGTTATATAATAAATGCCAATGCTAGAAAAACTATAAAAAATGCAAAAGAATATATTGAAAAGGTAAAAAACAATTCAAGCTCTCACCAAATGAAAGTATCAGCAATACATTATATGGGATTACGTGCAAAATCTGAAGGTAAACGTAAAATCTATCAAGTATTACGAGAGGGAGCACAACAATTAAGAAGAGAATATATATTAAAATTAATTAAGAAAAACGAGGCTTTATTAAATGACAAGCCATAAGCACCAATTCCCCATTTATATACCATCAAAAGGTAGAGCAGATACAAGGCTTACAATTAAAGCATTAGAAGAAATGGGTGTTCCATATACAGTAGTTGTTGAAGAACAAGAGTACTCGGAGTATGCGAAGGTGGTACAGAAGAAGAATATACTTGTGTTAGATAAGACATATCAAGACGATTACGATACATGTGACGATTTAGGCGATAGAAAATCAAAGGGACCGGGACCTGCTAGAAACTTTATTTGGCAACATTCTATAGACAGAGGTTACAAATGGCATTGGGTAATGGACGATAACATCAAATGTTTTAGAAGATGGCAAAATAATTTAGAAATTAAGTGTACAGATGGCACACCATTTAAGGTAATGGAAGATTTTGTGTTGAGATATAAAAACGTAGGTATGGCAGGACCTAATTATACATTCTTTGTTATAGACAAATGGGCACATCAATATGGACCATTTACAGTAAATACAAGGATATATTCATGTAACCTAATCAGAAACGATTTACCTTTACCAGATAGATGGAGAGGTAGGTACAACGAAGATACTGATTTATCTTTACGAATACTTAAAAAAGGTTGGTGTACAATACAGTTCAATATATTTCTACAAGAGAAAGCTAATACACAGACATTAAAAGGTGGTAATACAGATGAGTTCTATGCTGAAGAAGGTACTATTCCTAAATCTAACATGCAGATGAGGTTACACCCAGACGTTACAAAACTTGTGTGGAGGTATGGTAGACATCATCATTATGTAAATTACAATAAATTTAAAAGAGAAAATAAACTTATATTTCGTGATGATTATAAACCTAAAAAAGGTGTTAATGATTACGGATTGAAGCTCAAAAAGATTGCAGATTAATTATTTTTCGTGGTATATAAAAAAAGATGGCAAATATTTATTTAAAAATACATGGAATTTTCAGCAAATTGAGTACTTATTTCTACCAAAAGTACATTAATGAAAGAATGAAAAAGAAATGAATGAAATAAAAAAAATTGTTGCACCTAAAAAGCCTAAAGGCAGACCTAAAATAGAACTTAATTTGGTAGAACTTGAAAGACTTAGTACTTTAAATTGTACGATGGAAGAAATCGCTTTATTTTTTGATGTGCCATTAAGAACATTAGAACATAAATACACACATGAGCCAGAAGTTAGAAAGGCGATAGATAAAGGTAGAGCAAGTGGTAAACTATCTTTACGAAGAAAACAAATACAGATAATGGACGAGAGCAATAATGCAACAATGGCAATATGGCTTGGTAAACAAATATTAGGGCAAACAGATAAACAAGAGATAACACAGGAAATTAATGTAGAAGAAAGAAAGGTACTTGATTTAAGTAAGCTAACTGATGATGACCTCAACACTATTGAAAGAGCACTTAAATACGCTGTCGTTGAACCAAGTGAGAGCCGAGAAGATGAGACGCTCCCTAAAGTTGTTCATAAAAGAAGCATGGCCAACAATAGAGCCAAATAGAATTTATAACGACAATTGGCATATTGATGCAATCGCAGAACATTTACAGGCAGTCGTAAACGGAGATATTAAAAGACTAATTATTAATATTCCACCAAGGCATATGAAGTCTATATCTGTATCTGTTGCACTACCTGCATGGACATGGACAATAGACCCAAGTAAAAAATTCTTATTCGCATCTTATGCCTTAATGTTATCAATTAGAGATAGTGTTAAATGTAGACGATTGATTGATAGTCCTTGGTATAAAGATACATTTGGTAATCAGTTTCAATTAACAACAGACCAGAACCAAAAACAACGATTTGAAAATGATAAAACTGGCATGCGAATCGCCACATCTGTTGACGGTGCATTAACTGGTGAAGGTGGTGATATAATAATTATAGATGACCCACATAATGTAAGAGAAGCAGAATCTGGTACAGTAAGAACATCAGTACTTGAATGGTGGGACCAAGCAATGCAAACAAGATTAAATGACCCAAAGAATGGTGCATTTATTGTGATTATGCAAAGAGTACATGAGAATGATTTAACAGGTCATATATTGGCAAATGAATTTGAAGATTGGGACCATTTATGTTTACCTGCTAAATATGAGGCAAACCACCCTACCCCAGTAAAGAGTACATTAGGATTTACAGACCCAAGAACCAAAGAGGGTCAATTATTATGGCCACAAAGAATAGATAGTAGAACATTAGATAATTTAGAAAGAAGTTTAGGTTCTTATGGTGCATCTGGTCAGTTACAACAGAGACCAATGCCTAGAGGTGGTGGAATATTAAAGGCAGATTGGTGGGAACCATGGGAAGAAGAAGATTTGCCAAATATAGAATATTTGATACAATCGTATGATACAGCTTTTTCAACAAAGGAGAAGTCATCATATTCAGCAAGAACAACATGGGGAGTGTTTAAGCAAAATGGATATTATAACGCTATCGTTATTGATATGTGGTATGATAGGGTTTCATACCCTGACCTCCGGCGAATAGCACAAGAAGCATACGAAGATTACGAGCCAGATGTTGTGTTAATAGAGAAAAAGGCTAGTGGACAAAGCCTATTGCAAGATTTAAGAATGGCAGGGGTGCCAGTTTTAGAATATATGCCAGATAGAGACAAAGAGGCAAGGGCACATGCATGTTCTGCATTACTAGAAGATGGTCGTATATTTTATCCTGCAGGAAAAAAGTGGGCAAAAAACCTCATAGACATATGTTCTGCCTTTCCAACAGGCGATAATGATGATATAGTTGACACATGTACTCAAGCATGGTTAAGGTTGAGAAAAGGTTGGTTTATAACACATACCACAGACTATGAAGAAGATGAGTTAACAGAAAGAAAGAGGTTAACGCTCTATGGCTAAAAAACCAAATGTAATACCATTTGCAGAGGGAGCACCTGCAGATGATTTAGAAGTTGAGCAGATAGAAGATAATGAAGTTCTAATCGGTGATGCTTCATTAGATGAGTTAGTAGAAATAACTTCAGAACATGACGAAAACATAGCAGAAGAATTAGATGCAAATTTATCTGCAAGAAAGGCACAGCATTTAATAGAAGCATTTGAAAGCGATAAAGAAGCCAGAAGTGAATGGGAAGAAAGATATAAGCAAGGTTTAGAGACATTAGAGCCAGATGGTGGATTAACAGAAGAAGAAGAACAAAGAGCAACAAGAGGTTTGTCTACTGTCGTACACCCAATGATTGCAGAATCTGCAACACAATTTAATGCAAAAGCAATCGCAGAATTATATCCGTCTGGAGGACCAGTAAAGACAACAATTATTGGAGAACCAAGCGAAGAATTAGAAGACCAAGCAAGACGAGTTCGTGATTACATGAACTATCAAATTACACAAGAAATGCCAGAGTATTTTCCAGATTTAGATACAATGTTATTTCAATTACCACTAATTGGTCATGCATTTAAAAAAGTTTATTACGATACAAATTTAGGCAGACAATGTTCACAATTTGTCAAGGCAGAAGATTTTGTGGTCGCACCAGAGAGTAAAGACTTACAAACATCTATTAGATATTCGCATATAATAAGAATGCCTAGAAACGATTATAACAGATATGTAGAAGGTGGTTTTTATCTACCAATAAAATATATAGGCAGTGATACAGACCCATCGCCAGATATTGGTGCAGAGATAGAGGGTGTAGAGGGTTACGAAGATAATGAATACAACGAAACTGTAACATTGGTAGAAATGCACGTTTATGAAACGTTTGATGGTATAGATGGATATTCAGATACAGAAGAGAATACAGATATTGTAGCTTTTCCCTATGTGGTAACAATAGATTATGACAGCCAAAAAATTGTATCCATTAGAAGAAACTGGGAAGAAAATGACGAAAAGAAACTGAGACAAGACTATTTTGTATCTTACAGATTTTTGCCGGGTACTGGTTTTTATGGTTTTGGCTTATATCATTTAATAGGTGGTCTTGGAAAAGCAGCGACAGGTTCACTTCGAGCATTATTAGATTCTGCCGCTTTTTCAAATATGCAAGGTGGTTTTAAATTAAAAGGTAGAGTTACAGGCGGTGAATTACAGGTAAATCCCGGTGAATTTGCTGATTTAGATGCTACTGTAGATGATGTAAATAAGGCGATAATGCCATTACCATTTAAAGAGCCATCTGGTACTTTATTTAATTTGATGAATGCAATCGTAGATGCAGGTCGTAGATTTGCTAGTACTGCAGATTTAAATGTTGGTGATGTAAACCCAAATGCACCAGTAGGTTCAACAGTTGCATTAATAGAACAAGGTAGTAAATCGTTCTCTGCAATACATAAGAGGTTACATTATTCACAAGGGCAAGAATTTAAATTAATGGCAAAATTAAATGCCAAATTTTTACCAGAAGAATTTTCGTTCTCACAAGCAGGTGTATCTGCACAGATATTTGCAAAAGATTTTGATGAGGCGATAGATATTGTACCAGTATCAGACCCTAACATATTTTCAACAGCACAGAGAATTGCACAAGGTCAATCTGTACTTCAATTATCGCAATCAGCACCACAACTTTATGACCAGTACGAAACACATAAAAGAATGTTAGAGGCAATAAGAATACCAAACATAGATGAAGTATTAGAAAAGCCACAAGAAGCATCAAGATTAGACCCAGTAGATGAAAATATGTCTGTAATGTATGGT